ACTGTCGATGACATTTTTATATTCACTCGATGTATTGATCATTGCTGTACCACCTTTACAGAGGCGCTTTTATGCCAAATCTCGCCGCCAAACTTACCAGCAACCACATGGGACAGGGTGCCACGATAGGAGGTGATGCTGACGCCGCAGAAGCTGATCGGGAAGAATCCGGCAATCATGTATGTCTTGATCTTCTCAAAGTCCGAATCCGTCATGAAGCCCCATGTAATAGAGAGCGTTTTCTTTTCCGCCACCACATCGGCGACCATGGTGCCGGCAAGGGTTCTCCCGCTGTCCTCTGACCAGATGATCTCATCATCTATGCTTACCTCTGTCGGGGAGGGCATGAGCACCCCACCCGCATATAAGTCTAATGTCTTGCTCATGCGTCCTCCTTATGCAAAGTCTACTTCCGTAGTGGTATAACGTCTTTTCAGGCTCATTGCACCTTTGGCATTTGCCCTGGCAAGCTCCTCGCCATCAACCATCAGGACAATGTCTGCTCCGTCCTGTATAATGCTGATCAGCTGCTCCAGCAGAGCGATAATCCGGTTCAGCTGTGATCCGTCACCGCCTGCCATGCTTGCGGCCTTATAGGCCATCTCCAGCAGCTTATCCTCCGGAGACACAACCTCACCTTGATGCCGGTTATCACCAATCATAGCCAGCTGTGGCGTATTCGCCTTGACGTATCCGCCATTTGCCAACATAGGGATTTGAGGCACACTGATTGTCGGCAGGCCGGAAAAAGGCTTAGCACCCATGATGCTGATATCCCTGATGCTGTCCAGCGCGTCCTTGATGCCTCCAAAGGGCACCGCGATAACATTGTTGATACCTCCGATCAGGCCGTTGATGACACTTTTAAGTTCTCCTAAGATGCCCTCTTTGATTCCTTCAAAAACTTTTCCGCCGGATGAAAACACATCCTTAACCTTCTGCCATGCGTCGGAAAATTTATTTTTAAACCAATTTGGTATGTTCGCAAAAACATTTTTTATACTGCTCCAAACGCTTTTGAAAAAGTTCCCAACGGACGAAAACGCATTCTTTACGCCACTTGCCGCTGATGTGAATTTCTGCGTAAACCAGCTGCCTATATTGGAAAACGTGTTCTTAATGTTGGTTCCAATATTGCCAAAAAAGCTTCCGATTGCCGAAAACGCATTTCTTACGCCATTTGCTGCAGATGTGAATTTTTCCTTAAACCAATGAGGAATACCAGAAAACACATCCTTGATGGAAATCCACACGCCTTTAAAGAAGTCTTTCAGACTTGCGAATACAGCCTTGACCTTATCCCAGGCACCTTCCCAGTTGCCGGTGAACACATCCACCACAAAGTCCAAAAGACCGCCCAGGATGTCAGAAACAACACCGATTCCGGCGCACGCCTTGTCTACCACCAAATTGACGACATTGACGATATCCGGGCCCCACTCATCGCAGATCATGCCTATGCAGACCATGAGCCAGTTCCAGGCATTGGCAACCGCGGTGGAAATCTGCAAAAATGCGGCACACAGTTTTGCCCATAGAGGCTGCAAATGCTGTTCCCAGAGCTGTGACAGCCTTTCAATCAGGTTGTCCCAGATGGGCTTTAAGACTTCATCCCAAAGCTTCTGCAGGGCCGCGGATGTCTCGTCAAGGCAGTTCTGGATTGCTTCAACAAGCGGACCACCATATTCGTCCCATACCTGGAAGATGGTGTCAAGGGCGCTTGTGATGATGCTGACAATTAGTTCCATCGCGGGTTTCACGGCTTCGGTCCATACCTTGTTAAAGGCCCCCTTAAGGAGCACAAAAACCTGTTCCGCAAAATTTATCAGCCCCGTCTGCGCCTCCGTGAGCTTTGGTAGCCATTCCGTCACAAATTTCTCAGCCAGCGGAAACGCGACCACATTCCAGATATCTGAAAAGATGGTGTTGAGTGAATCCAACAGCCCCGCCGCGACTGTAGAGACGAAGGACATTGCTGCCTCAATGCAGTTACAAAACGGTCCCTGAAAATACGCTAAGAGAGGAGCGCCCAGGCTTTGAATATCGCTAAAAACATTTTCAAAAGTCTTTTTCAGGTTTTCAACCGGTGTCTTTAGTTTATCAATAGACTGCTGCACAGGCGTGGCAAACCGGTTTTTGATCCATGTTCCCGCATCTTGCGCCGTTTTCTTAATGCTGTTCAGAGCCTGCTCAAACTTAGATACCTGCGTTGTACTGTCAGATAAATCCACCGCCTGAGTTGTGCCGGAGCTGGATGCTGTACCCGTCCCGGATGCCGTTGCCGTGGCGCTGCTGCTGTCAGAGGAGCTGCTAACCTTGGTCATGACATCAAACCCGGCCAGATACCTGGATGCCTTTTTCAGACTCTCTCCCATAGCGTCTGTAGATTCCGCTGCAGCATCCATATCAGACGCTACAGCGGCCGTTCCTGAGCCTGTATCGGAGTACCCGAAGATTTCCTCAGTCAGCTTATTAAAAGCCTCAGCAACGGTCTGTATCTTTGCCAACAGCTTGTTGAGCATCTGCAGTGCCGGTGTCAGCGCGTTGATCAGTCCCTGCCCGATGGTGGCTTTAAAGCTCTCAAACTGCAAATTCAGGACACGCATCTGGTTCGCCCAGCCACCGGATGTTCTAGAAAAATCCCCGGATGCCGCAGCCAAACGATCCTGCACAAATGCATACCGCAGGGATACCTTTTCGGCCTCTGTCATCTCTGACGTGGCCTTACCAAAGCCATTTGCCAATGCGAAGCTGTCAAGAGCCGTCTGCGTCATGACAACACCCAGCTCTTTCAGGCTCTCCGTTTCGCCGGTGAACACCGATTTCAGCTTTGTGTATGCTTCTTCCTGATCCAGATTGTAGAAGGATGCCACATCACCGGCCAACGTGGTCAGTGACGTGCTCATCTCATAGGCCGCATCCGTTGTGAACCCGAAAGCCTTGGCCATGGCGCCGTAATTACCGGTGAACTGCTTGGCCATTGTCTCCGACAGGCCTACCGTTGTCATGGCATTCTTGGCATATTCGTTCACCTTATCGGACATACTCCCAAAGGTGACATCCACAACGTTCTGAACCTCGGCCAGATCGGAGCCCAGGTCAATACAGGATTTTCCAAATGATATCAGACTCTTTACTGCAAATGCGCTGGCCAGAATACTGCCAATCTTTTTGGCTGCTGATATAATTTTTGATGATGCCCCATCAATGGACGATGTCGTATCATCTGTATCTTTTTTGACACTTTCTTTGGTTGTTCTTGATCCTGTTTTGATACCTCTAAAAGCGTTTTTTATCTTGTCAAGAATGCTAGAGGTATTTTTATTGACCTTCTTTGTTGTAGATGAGCTCTCTCTCTCGATATTGCTCCATGCTTTCTTGAAAGCCTCCTGACTTGACATTCCGGCTTTTTTATATATCGCAGCTATCGAAGCCGCCTTAGAACTTGCATTTCTTTCCGTGTCATTTAAAATAGCATCTATTTCGGCATTTCCAGTTTCGGCGGCTTTAGTTGCTGCCTCTGCGCTTTTCTCGACACTCTCTTTAAAGCTGTTATTGATTTTTTTGCAAGCATTCTCAATGCCTGCTGTTAATTTGCTTCCGTCAAAATTAAGACCAAAGCGCAACTCAGCAACATCATCCTTACCCATAGTATGCCCACCTCCGTCCTTGTAAGACATCGGCACATGGCACTACTTGTCTTGGTTGATCTTTATTTCAAATTCTTTCCTACAGTGCCTTGCCTGGCACTTGATAAATACGCCCCTGCATACTGCGTCCGGGGCGTACTGTACTTTCTGCTCGTGTCCGCAGTGAGGGCATTTCACCTTTTCTTTCATGTCACCCTCCTGCCAGTTGGATGAAGCCCTGCTTGAGCTGCTCCAGAACGTTGTCCAGCTCCTTTTTATCAACAGCAGCAGCCCTCTTTCCAAGCCATTCGTTCCGGATCCTGCGCTGATCCTTGGAAAAATGCTTGATGATATCCTGATCATCCTCTGCCCGTATGGAAACGATCCGCCCAAGGGCCGTATCCGGCCCCAATCCGGACAGCATCTGCTGAAACTCTACCCACGGCATCTCCCGGAGCTCTCTTGAAAGCCGGAGCCCATACTGCGATTGAAACGATGATACGATCAAGTCCCAATCTTCGATCAGGTCGTAGTATGGGCCGTCACTTCCCCCGCAGGCTCATCATCTTCCCCTGCAGCTAAACTCATGGCGGTCTGGACAACCGTCGCAAAGCTTCTAAAGGGGAGCCCCCTGTACAGCTTATCAAAGTTATAATCGCCAAAGAGCAGCTTTCCGGCGCTCACCATATTCTCTACATCATTGGCATTCTCGTCGCTCATCAACCCCATGACCTTGATCATGTTTTCCGCATCGGCATGGATTTCATACTCCTCATCCTTGATCACAATTTTCGGATTTTCAAAATCCAGCTTATCCGTGATATTTACCACTTTTCCCATCTTCAATCTCCTCTCAAAAGAGGCAGGGCAAACGCCCCGCCATCAGTTTACGCCGCCGGTGTTACGGTGGGCTTGCCGTTGCTCATCACCTGGAACTCCAAAGGTGCAACGCCTGTGGAATCTCCGGACCCGACATTGGTCACATTGATGACCGCACTGCCAAACTTCACTACCGTTCCATCCGGGAAGGTCCACTGGAAGTCTCTCTCGACATCACGCCCATTCTTAAAAGTCAGTCCTGCCACTGCGTCATTGCCATCGTCTCCAACGCTGCGCTTGCCCGTCACTGTAATAGTAACGCCCTTGGCTGTCATAAGGCGGCTTACCCACCCTTCGTTCTCAAAGGGTGTCCACTCCTCCACGCCGTTGTCAAAACTCACGCTGAAGCTTTCGCACTGGGCAATATTCTTCATGGATGCCGTTCCTGTCCCTACTGTATCAATCTGGAACTGATTTTCATAGCAGGGATACACTCCTGTTTTTTTTGTTGCCATGTTTATTCACCTGTCCTTTCTTTGTCATAATAAACCGCCGCCTCGATCACCATCTCATAAACGCCTGCATCATCGGTGCCGACGTCCTGAAGGTCATACAGCGGCAGTATAAATTTGATTGTTGATTTGCCTGCGGCTGCCTGCCGCGCTTCGCATACTGTCTCAAACAGCCTTGTGGCAGCTTCCTCCGTCTTACTTGGGGACTTGTTCCAGTGCACCAGCAGGGTGACGTACTTCACACCGTAGGTCTCCATATCAGGGCCGCCTATGGCTGTCTTATACGCCTCTGCATGGCTGCTGTTATAGACGCCGATAGATTTCTCCTTCTTTGCGTCTAGCTTGCCCATGTAAACGTGTTCCGCCAGCCCAAGAGAAGCAATATACGCTCTTACATCTGTCAAAGTCATAATCCCGCCAGCCTCCTGTATAGTCTCTCAAAGGTCTTTTTTGCAAAGTCTGAGTTCTTCCCGCCGGGCAGCCAGTCCTCAAACCACTTGCCCTTTGCGTTGGGGTTTCCCTGATGCGTCAGATGATGCACCTTACCGTCCTTATCCTTCACATCCTCCTCCCATGCCTCGTGCCGGAAGTGGTATTCCGGATGGAAGTACAGTCTCCGGGCGTAGGGAGTGGAATGCACCAAGGACACGCTGCCACTCTGGGCATTTGACGTATCCACAAAAAAAGCCTCACCCTGCAGAGTTCCATCCTTACGGGGTATAACCTCCGCATGTTTAATCTCTTTGCGAAGATCATCTGCAGTTTGCACCAACGCGGTAACTCCAGCCTGATCAAGCTGCTTCATAAATGCAGAATTGATTTTGATCGTTGATGTAACATTGATCATATCAGCATCACCTCCGTATAGTTGACGGTTCCGTCCGGATTCCTCGCCTTACATCCCTGCACAATCCGGCGCTCCACGCCAAAGATCACAGCAGAGCCGCCGGAGATGACCGCCAGCTCCGGGCAGATATCACCAGGGAACAGCGCCGTGCCGGTGATCTCAATCACCTTCTTCTGATCCGTCAACACCCGCCTTGCGCTGTCCTGATAGTTACAGGTTCCGGCATATGTCACCGGCTCCAATGGTTCGCCCATCTCGCTGATGCCTTCCTGATCAAGCGTCAGGCTGATTTCCGTCTTGCAGAGCCGTTTTGGAACCAAGCACGGATATTTCATGCGCACTCACCTCCCCAAACGGCAGCACAGGCCAGTCTGCTGCAGCAAGGAGTACACATCCCGGCGCATGGCAACACCATTGCCCGTAAAGACGTTCCAGCTGCTCCCAAAGCTGGCAGATACGCCGTTGATACTGTACCCGGATAGCACGGAGCTTATCTCATCGGCGTTTTCATACTCAAATTCGGCCTGCATACAGACCACCTCTTTGATGATCTCCTGCTGGAAGTCTGTCAGATGAGCAAAGCCCCATTTACAGATCCGGTTAAAGGTCAGCGCATCGATGTGTCTTGAAGCCTGCAGCAGATATTTCGCAAGGTCCGTCTCCGGCAGGGTTGTCCCGCCGAAGACGTCATGGTAATAGTCTGCCGATGCATAGGGCTCATACTCCATGCACTACCTCCTTACGCCACAACGGTGCTGTCCACATCGACATAGACGCTGTCAACCTTGCCGTCCTTGCCATTAGGGAACACAAAGGTATCAGACAACTGACGGTTCTGGTACAGCCATCCATCACCCTTTGTATGGGAACCGGGGGCAAAGGAGTAAATGCTGGAGATCTTCGGCACAGTCCGGCAGGTCTGCAGGCATGCCACAAGGACGTTGATCTTGTGCGCACCTGTCTTTGCCACAAAGCCACCGCCTTCGGGATTCCAGTTAAAGTCATCGTAAAAGCGATCATCATCCACAACCTCCATGACGGGCACACCGTCAATGTCGGTCACTCTGGTTTCAATGCCAAGGCCGCCCTCTGCGATCTGTGTCATCTCGATCTTACGGGTAAACTCCTTGGACATTTCCAGATTATCCATGATATTGCTGGTCACATACATGATCAGAGCACCGGATGCTTTGTAACGTCTCAGCTTACCCTTGCCCAGGATGGCCTTCAGCTTGCTAAAGGTGTTATCGGCAGTGTATTCCTCTGCGGCTGTTGTAGAGGAATAGCCGTCTGCCTTCTGCGCAGCCTTTGCAACATTGGAGAAGAACAGCGCATCAGCCTCAGGAACAACCTGTGTCTGCTCAAAGATGCGGGAAATGTTCTGAATAGATGCAGTGGCGTTGGTCTCATCAACGTCCGCCTTGTCCACAAGGAACTCCACATCTCTGTCATGTGTCACGGTGTACGGCACATCCGTCTGATTGTATTCACCTGCATTCCACTCACCATTTCTCTTGTGGTCCTTGTATCCGCTTACGCTCATCTGTGTAAAGTGGAAGGTCTTGGCGTCAAGCCATCTAACATTGGTAGTCACGAAGGGGGAAGTCAGCGCACCCTGAATCAGAATGTCCAACAGCTCCGGGCTCCAAACCTCTGCGTAATTTAAATTTGCCATTTTCTTACCTTATCCTTTCTAGGTTCAATCAATAGTTGAACCGATTCCAGCTCTTTTTTGCCACCGCGGGCTGAGCTGCGGTTGTATGCTGTGTCTGCGATGCAGAACTTCCAGATGCTCCAACCTGTACCTGTGGTGTAAACCCGTTACTGTTTGCTCCCTGCGTGGGTTTAATCGCCGGGAACGCCTCCAGAACCTTGTTCAGCGCCTCTTTTACCGCATCAGCGTTGATATTCCCATCCTGTCCTACGGCGCCGCTTAAATCGGCTGCTTTCAGCAAAAACGGGATGCCCTTTACATCAATGCCAAGCTCCAATGCCGCCAGCTGTGCAGCATTCTCAATCTGATACTGACGTGCCTGCGCCTGTGCCTGTGCGACCTGCGTCTGCAGGGCTGTCACATCAGGAGTGTTCTGCGCCTTCTGTGCCTTAAACTGGTTGATTGCCTGCGTTGCCTCCTCCTGGGAAAGCCCCTGCTGCTTAAAGTAGCTCTTTAAAACGGTGTCCTCTGTCACCGTCTGCTTTCCCTGAATGATGCTTGCCAGCTTCTCATAGTCAAAGGCCGGTGCTGTCTGTTGTGTTGCTGCAGGTGCCGCCTGTGTGCCCGATGCTGTCTGCTGTGCCTGTGGTTCTGTATTTGTTGCCTGTGGATCTGCCATGTTGCTCCTTTCAGTTTGTAGGGGTGTCTCCCCGTAAAATCAGTTTTAAGAGTGTCTCTCTATGCTTACAGTTGTAGGGTGTCTCCCATCATGCAGCTTTTAGCGCCGTCCGCATTTCTGGGCAAAAGAAAAGACGCTTACTGCGTCTCTGTCTTCGTGGTTCTTTTTCTTGCTGTCTTTTTCACTGGTGCTTCCTGCGGCTCCTCTGCGGGTTCTTCCGTTGGCTCCTCCGTGGTATCCTCAACGATCTTCGCCAGCCCCATTCCAAGTAGCTTGTCCGCACGCTCTTCGGATACGTCCAATATAGTGCCTGGCTCGCGGATCACTCCGTCTGCCGTCAGGTCCTTAAATTTTACGATAACCTCTACCTTCATGCTTACCTCCTTAATCTACTACTTCCCAATTTTCGGCAAAAAGCTCGATCATTGTTTCCTTCCAAGGTACGCGCCCAAATCTGCTCTCAACATACAGATATGGTGCTGTCATTTTACTGTGTTCATCGGGATACTGGGCGCGAATAACCACATCCGGTTTCCACTGGGGCAGTCTCATTCCTTTTCCCTGCTTTACCTGTTCAAATGCTTTTCCAAAATCCATAAATCTCTCCTTCCTGTGCGACATCGCACAATTTGCAATAAAAAAGGACCCTTTTCGGATCCTGTTTGCACGTATGATATTTTGCTTAAAGCCCCGGTATTGTTTCCTTGATACCCTTGGCCAGATTGGCGGCCTTCTTCATCAGCGTATTTTCTTCCAGATACTCTAAACCCTTGAGCGTAATTTCAGGGCGAATGACGGCCACTCTTGGATATGCGCAATCCATAGTGTTCCAAACCTCAATGCCCGTTACATACCCCTCTCTGACAAGTATCGCCATGATCCTACACCACAAGGGCTCCGGAAGTTCCATCGCCTCCTTGGAAATAGACGTCTTGTCAAATTCCTCAAGCTCCATGGAACGCTCCAATATTCGCAAAATTTTATAGATGATCTTGAAATTATCCATGAGGTATGCTCCTTTTTAACAATACCACCGGTCACTGCTGAATGATGGTATTCAATATCCGGCTTGTTTAAAATTCTTGTTGCATTTTTTTCGTTTTTGTGTATAATATAATCAAGATCTTATTAAATGAGGTGAACCTCCGCTATTAGGTGGAGGGGCACCTCATTTTTTATACCTAATTACTTTGTACAATTTTTTATTATGTACAATTAATATATCAACACATGTATGTTCTGGTTGCCAATGCATTCTCTTTTCAATTACCTGTTCAAGCTCACTCAACGAGATATCGTTGTTTCCGCAATTTAGGATAATACCGCCCGGATTCTCTATTATTTGTGTGATTCCATGTCTTACAGCAGAATTCGCAGCTTTTGCGCTGGATAGTGTCTTTAAATCCCATAATTTCCCATTCCAACGATAATCAGGTGTGCAAACTTTATCTTCATTTACTTCATTTAAAATCGTAATATCCGCGCCCAAATTGTCATATTTCCAATTGGCCATGCTAATCTCAACTCCA